ATAAAGGGGAATATAATTTTGTAGGGATTTCAGTTCTAAATTGGAGTTTTCTAATTCCCTAAATAAATGTTCATTTTTATTTTTTTTGTAATACAAAGAAAAAGACATCTTTATATCAATAATCTAAATTTTAAAAAACATTTAAACTAATTTTTCGTAAATCATTTAATTTTATTTTCTTAAAAAATAATAGTTATGACTTTAGATTTAAAGAAGTTTGATATGAAAAATATTAGTTTCCGTCCTGATGAAAATAAAGGTCCTGTTATAGTTTTAATAGGAAGAAGAGATACAGGTAAAAGTTATTTAGTAAGAGATTTACTATATTATCATCAAGATATACCGATTGGGACAGTAATATCTGGAACAGAAGCTGGAAATGGTTTTTTTAGTGCACATGTGCCAAAATTATTTATACATGATGAATATAATTCAGCAATTATAGAAAATATACTTAAGCGGCAGAAGACAGTTTTAAAACAAATCAAAAAAGAAATGGAAGCATATAAGCGGACGAATATAGATCCGAGGGCTTTTGTTATATTAGATGATTGTTTATATGATAATAAATGGACGAAAGACAAATTGATGAGATTATTATTTATGAATGGTAGACATTGGAAAATCATGTTAGTAATAACAATGCAATATCCGTTGGGTATACCTCCCAATTTAAGAACAAATATAGATTATGTATTTATATTGCGTGAGCCTTATATAGCAAATAGGAAAAGAATTTGGGAAAATTATGCGGGAATGTTTCCTACTTTTGAATCCTTTTGCCAAGTAATGGATCAATGTACAGAAAATTTTGAATGTTTAGTTATTAATAATAATGCAAAATCAAATAAATTGAATGATCAAATTTTTTGGTATAAAGCTCAGAATCATAGTAATTTTAAATTAGGTTCAAAAGAATTTTGGGAATTATCTAAAGATATTAATAGTGATGAAGAAGATGAATTATATGATCCTAATAGTGTTCAGAAAAAAGGAGCAGGACCAAAAATTAGCGTAAGAAAAAATAAATGGTAAAAGACATTATCTTTTTAAATATTTAACCCATTTTTGATATTCTTCATCTTTTTTTCTTTGGTTTTCTAATTCTCTCTTTTTTACTATTTCTTGGTCTCGATTCATTTGATCAAGTATTCTTTTAACACAATTTTCATAACGGATATGTTTAGGTCTTTCTAATTGTTCTTTTTTATATTCTTCAATTTCTTGGAAATGTAAATTGACCATTTCAAGATGGAATTTAGAATCTATATTTGTTAAATCTAAGTCCATAATACCATTATATCCGGAAATTATAAGTTCTTTCATTAAAAAATACTAATAATTTATTTTTAATTTAATTTTCAAAACCACAATTCTTACATACCCACCAAGTCTCTGGATAAGGACCATCATCTCTTTCTCTTTCAAAATCATGTTTTCCATTTTTTCTAACACATTCTCTCTTAATATCATCATCAATTTCTATTATATCTTGTTCGTATTTTTGTATTTCCCTTTGTAATTCCATTATTTTTCCCCTAATTTCCTTTTTTGCAAATTCTTGTTTTTCAGAACCTCTAATCATTTATATAATATATAAAATTACATTTAAATATTATATTTTATTATTTACTCTTCTTTTTGTTCTCCTAGGTTAAATGTTACTGTATTCTCTGTTAATTGACTTAAACCTTTATCTGTATTTTGATCGGTTACAATATTTTCTCCTTCAAATAACTCTTTTCTTACATCCTCTAAAGTTGCATTTTCCCCCATTGCTCCTTCTTGTGTATTCATATTTGCGACTGAAACTAACTCACCTTCTTTAGTAATAGATTGTGTTAATTTATTTCCACTCTCTTCTGCCTTCTTTTTATTATCTTCAATTGCCTTCTCCTTTGCTTCTTTAACTCGCTTGTCAAACTCATCCTTAGCCTTTTCTTCATTCTTCTTCTTCTCACTCATTAGCTCGTTCAAAGTCTCTTCCATATATTCTACTCTTCCAGTCTTATATGCTTCTGGATGGAAAGGAACCCACATGCCTACTGGTCCCACATAAACATCGTGGTTAGGATCAGCTTGTCTGAGCATTTTACATCTCAATTCAGCCTCTTGTTGAGTTGGGAATACACCTCTTACTTTGATGCCACGAATAGATGTTTGAAATTTAAATTGTTCATCGAATTTCTTTTGTAATTCCTCTTCATTCTCGTCCATAAAATTTTTATATTCATCTTCTAATGTAGTTGCTACTAAATTATCTTTTTCATCTTTAGAAAATTCTTTAAAATCATTAGTTAATTTTTCAAAATCAACATGGTATTTAAAAGAGATGAAATTTAAAAATTGAAGAAATTTTTCCATTGATTTAGAAAAATCCCACTTTTTTAAAAAATGTTCAAAAAAATACATTTCTTTTTGTTTTAAGATTTGTTCAGGAGATATAAATGACAAACAGGCAAATTTTTGACCTGCAATTGGTTTATCTTCGTCCAATAAATCTACATATTTAGGATTTTCTGTTCCATCTGCATTTTTTTGTAGTGTAACACCCTCCGGTGGTTCATTAGGATTGACAGGTTTAGAAAAACTCATTATAAATATTTATAATATTAATATTTAAGTGTTTTTACGAACTTTAATTATATTTATTTTTTTTCTTTTTTATTTATATAACTATGACAGGTGGAATGTTAGATTTAGGTGAACTCGTCAAGAGAGCTATCAAATATCTTGTTGAAGGCCTTATGGTTGCTATCGCAGCCTATGCCATCCCAAAGAAAGCACTTAATTTAGATGAAGTGGCTCTTATTGCTTTAACTGCTGCTGCCACATTTAGTATCCTTGATACTTATGTACCAAGCCTAGCCGTTGGAGCTCGTTCTGGTGCCGGTTTCGGTATTGGAGCTAACCTTGTAAAATTCCCAGGTGGATTTTAATTAAATAAATAATAATATTTTCATTTGTTATATGAATATATTATTTTATATTTTTATTATTTATTTGTTACTTATTATCATCTCCCCTATTCGGTATATTCAGTTTTTACCTACAATCCCTATTTATCCGAATTCTGAGAAAGAAGTTTTGTTAGTGGAAAAGGAAGTTAATTTAAGAAATAAACATGATTTAGATTTCTTTAAGTTAACCGACAAAAGTGTAAGTCCAGCTTTTTCTTCTATTGTTCCCATATCTATTAAAGAACTAGATGATATGATTACTGAATTTCCTATAGTATTCATAATATCCTTTTTCAAATATATTATTAATCGCCCAAGACCTAAACAAATAAAACCTAGTTTAAATGTATTAACATCGATTTCTAGTAATACACCCGCTTATCCCGCTGGACATGCGTTCCAAGCTTATTATTTGGCCAAAAAATTAGGTAAATCTTATCCTCAAGTTCAACCCCAACTCGACGCTATAGCCGAACGATGTAATTCTGTGCGAATTAAAGCCGGTCTTCATTATCCTAGTGATGGCGAATTTTCTAAACAATTAGTTAATTTTTTTTATTAATTTTTCATCACTACATACATGTAGTATACGACAAAAAAAATAATTATATTTAGGAATAATATAATGATTTGGTTATTATTTTTATATTTGCCTATGATTTTCTCTCAACCAACTAAAATATTAAAGTTCAATACAACCAATAATATTTTATTGAAAGGAGAGATAAATGAAGAATCTACTAGTAAATTTATACATGAATTAAATTTACTTCCTAACAAAAATAACACAATTGTATATTTAAATACTCCGGGAGGATCTGTAACTCATGGTATGAAAATAGTTTCAGAGATTCAAAAATATAATCTTACTTGTGTAGCCGAAACAGCATATAGTATGGGATTTATCATATTACAGGCTTGTAAGGAAAGATATATATTACCACATGGGAAATTAATGCAACATCAAATGGCATTAGGAATAGCAGACCAGAAATCAAGGATAGAAAGTTATATGGAATTTATTAATCAAATGGAAGATGAAATAATTACAATGCAATCCAAAAGAATAAATATTACAGAATCGGAATTTAAAGGAAAAATCAATAATGATTGGTGGTTATATGGAAATAATGCTATAGAAGAAAACTGTGCAGACGAGATAGTAAATATAGATTGCACAGAATCTCTTACAAAGAAAACAGAAATAATTGAAAAAGGAGGATATAAATATACATATTCAAAATGTCCTCTTATTTCAAATCATATTAAAAGAGAGAAAAACAAAAATAATGAAGATGTTTTCTTTTTCCCTATTTTTTAATATTTTTATTAATTTTTAATTGTATTTAAATATAATTTTATAGTTAATTACAATGACATGTTACTGTTTAGAATATATTTGGATAGATGCTAATAATAATTTGAGAAGTAAAACAAAAATATTTCATTTTTGTCCTGGTGATGATGGATTAAATTTATACGATTTACCATTATGGAACTTTGATGGAAGTTCAACAAATCAAGCGACAGGTGACAATTCAGATGTCATTTTAAAACCTATAAATATGTTTAACGATCCATTCAGAAAATTTCCAGGTATTTCTAGTAAGTTGGTATTATGTGAAACATATGACGCAAACAATAATCCATTACCTTCTAATAATCGTTACTTAGCCAAACAAATTTTTGACCAAAATGAAAAAGAGCAACCTTGGTTTGGTTTAGAACAAGAATACTTTATAATAGACTCAATAACTAAATTACCAGTCGGTTATAATGATAATAATACTCAAGGACAGTATTATTGTGGTGTGGGAGGAGGAAATGTATTTGAAAGAAACATGGTAGAAAAACATTTAGAGTATTGTTTATATGCTGGAATTAGAATATCGGGAATAAATGCAGAAGTAGCACCTGGACAATGGGAATTCCAAGTGGGTCCATGCACAGGAATATCAGCGGGGGATCATTTATGGGTAGCAAGATATATTTTAAATAGACTATGTGAAGATACACAGTGTCTAGAAATTAGTTTAGAACCCAAGTATTTAAAAGGAAATTGGAATGGTTCCGGTTGTCATACAAATTTTAGCACTGTATTTATGAGAGAGGGGAGAGATAGTAAAACTGGATTAGAATATATAAATGAAGCTATTGATAAATTAAGAGAAAAGCATATGGAACATATGAAAGTTTATGGAGAAGGAAATGAAGAACGAATGTCAGGAAAATTTGAAACAGCTGATTATAATACATTTACAGATGGTATTTCAGATAGAGGTGCATCTATAAGAAGAGGATTAGAAACAGTTAAAAATAAGAAAGGTTATTTTGAAGATAGAAGACCTAGTTCAAATTGTGATCCCTATTTAGTAACATCAAAAATTATGGAGACCATTGCAGAGAAATAATTTTTCAATATAAATATATATATATGGAAAATACTGTAGAAAAAGCTAATAATATTATGAATGGAGTATTACTGTTAATATTAGCAATATCCGGTAATTTTATTGCTGAAACATTAGGTTGTAAAACGCGCAAATTATTATCTGAAAATATGGTAGCCAAACATGTGGTTATTTTATTCATTATATATTTTTCCTTAGGATTTGCAAGTGAAAGTAATCTAAATCCAATGATTTTATTAGGAAATTCAATATCAATATGGGTATTATTTGTTTTATTTACCAAAATGTCACTACATTTTAATATATTTGTATTTGGATTAGTTGTTTTATACCATTTTATTAATACTTATATAAATTATTACTCTAGTAAAGATAAGAAAAAATATAAAAAAGAAATAGATAATTATAATAAAATATTAATTTATTTGAAATATTTAATAATTGGATCATTAATAGTGGGATTTGTTTTATATTTCAATAAACAAAGAAAGGATTATAGTAAAAACTGGTCTACATTTAAATTTATTTTTGGGGTTAATAAATGCAAATCAATACAATAATTAGATAGTATAAATAACTAAATAAACTATTAATATTTGTAATAATACACTTAATCCACCTAACAATAAGTATGATTTTTTTAATATACTTAATTCACTAGTTTGTTCATCTGAGCAAGTATCCAATTCTTTACATTTATTTATAGTAAAATTCATTCTCTGGGTGTATGGATATAATGCATATAATAAGTAAACAGTAGATACAATAATTAAACCGATAGATATAATTTTAGCTAAATAAGGTTTCACTTTTAATGATTTAACCCGAGACATATGGTAAAATAGTAAACTTGTAGTTAATAATACACCGGATACTGCAATCCAATCACTTAATAAATCTTCTGAACTAAATACACTGTCTGAATAAGCTAGATTATCCTTTTCTTTA